AAGGCCATGCTCGCCAACAATCCGGGTTTGTCCGACGCGGCCTCGGAACTGGAGCGCGCGGGCGGGGCGATGCGGGAGATGGGCGATGCCCAGCGCGAGGCGTATGCGCGGGGTCTGGGCATCGATCCTTCCCTCATCCCCATGCTCACGCGGGACGTTTCCGGGCTGCGCGACATGTTCCGGTCGCTCTACGCCACGGCGGGGACGGACGCCGCGAAAGCCGCCGAGGACGGCAAGGGCTTCCTTGACGGCATGGCGCGGCTGGCGGGCCTGTGCGACCTGCTGGCGAAGACGGTGGCGCTTTCGCTGTTGGGCACGGCCCGGAGCGGCATCGAGGCGCTCGGGGATGCGTTCGTGGCGCATTTCGACGACATCCGGCGCGTGCTGGAGCTTGTGGTCGCGCTTGCCTCCGCCGCCGCCCCGGTCATCGGCGCGGCGCTCGGCCTGCTCGTCTCGTGGGGCGGGCAGCTCGCGGGCCTGCTCGGGACGCTGGACGCGGATCTCGTCGCCGGGATCGGCAAGGGGATCGCGGCCTTCATGGCCCTGCGCGGGGCCGTGGGCGCGGCGATCATCGGGTTCGCCAACCTCAAGGAAGCGTGGGCGCTGCTGACGGCGGCCTTTTCCGCCAACCCCTACCTCCTCGCCATCGGAGCCGCCGTAACGCTCGCGGTGGTCGTCATGGACAACTGGGGCGCGGTCAAGGCGTTCCTCCTCGGCGTCTGGGACGCCGTGGCGTCCGGCGCGCGGGCCGCCGTGGATGCGGTGGCGTCGGCCTTCAATAACGCAGTAAACTTCGTAACAGGGGCGGGGTCCGCCATTGCCGGGGCTGTCGGCCCGGCCGTCTCCTCCGCAATGGGCTTCGCCGGCGCGGCTGTTTCCGGCACGGCGGATCTGCTTGCCTCGGCGTTCGGCGGCGCGGCGGACGTGGTGTCCGGCCTGTTCTCGGGCATGGGCGCGGCGATCGGGATTGCCTTGCAGGGGATCATGGACGGCTTCCGGCTCCTCGGCGGGCTCGCCGCCGCGATCTTCTCCGGGGATCTTTCCGGCGCGCTGGATGCGGGGATCGGGCTGTTCCGGAACTTCGGGGAAACGGCCCTCGGCGTCTTCCCGGCGCTCGGGGAAGGCATCCTCGGCGGCCTGTCCTCCCTGTGGGGCAGGGTCATGGAGGCGTTCCCGGACTTCGGCGCGTGGGCGTCGGGCGTTGCGGAATCCGTGGGTTCGGCCTTCTCCGGTGCGGCTGAAGCCGTGTCCCCGGCGGTTTCCGGTTTAGCGGAAGCGGCGGTTTCGGCTTTCGGAGGCGTCGCGGACACGCTGGGCGCAGCCTTCGGGAACGTCGCGGGCGCGGCGTCCTCGGCCTTCTCCGGTGCGCTGGATGTGGTGGGGCCTGCGGCTTCGGAAGCTGCTGATCGGCTTTCTTCGGCGCTGTCCGGCGCGGTGGCGTTCGTATCCGGCCGGTTCCCGAGCCTCGGTGCGGCGGCTGAGGCCGTGGGGCAGGGGCTCGCCAGCGAGTTCCAGAGCATCCGCGATCTCGTGGCCTCCGTGTTCTCGGGGGATCTTTCCGGCGCGCTGGATGCGGCGCTCGGGCTGTTCTCGGGCTTCCGGGAAACGGCTTTCGCCATTTTCGCGGCGCTCGGGGAAGCCGTGCTCGGCGTGTTCGCCTTCGTGTGGGGACAGGTCACGGCGTCCTTCCCGGACTTCGGCGCGTGGGCGGCAAGCTCGGCTTCGGCGGTTGCCGGGGCGTTCGGCAAGGCCCTCGGCTGGGTGCGGGAAAAGCTCTACGGGCTCGTCGACATGCTTCCCGACTGGGCGCTGGAAAAGCTCGGCTGGAAGCGGCTCCCCGATGCGGGCGCGGAGGACGGTATGCCCGGATTCCGCGCTCCGTACGCCCACGGCGGGCAG